GGCTCAAAGAGAATCGACCAGAATATGCGAAGGCATGGTTTGATTGATGTATTCGCGGTGGCCTATGAGCGCACCAATGAAATGCGGGTATTTGTCCAGTCTTGGATAAATCAGAGCGCAGACAACTGGCGACTTACAGTCATTCACGATGGGCCAAGCACCGAGTTTGAGCAGGCAATGCGGCCACTGGCCAAGCAGATGCCAGAGAAAATCAAGTATTTTTGCACAGAGTCTAGATTCAACGACTACGGGCATTCTTTGAGGCAGATTGGGATTGAGCAGGCCACGGGCGATTATTTGCTGCTGACCAATGCGGATAATTACTTTATCCCCAGGGCGGTAGAGATTTTGAACGTGGCCACTGGGCAGCCTGATGTCATTTTGTTTGACATGGTGCATTCCCACAACCGGCCTGGCGGTAGAGATTTGCCGCCTTATTCTTACTTTGAAACAAGTTATAGACGCAATTCAATTGATATAAGCGCTGCAATTGTGAAGACAGACAGAGCTAAAAGGGTTGGATTTCGAGACAAAGGCTATGCTGGAGATGCGAGCTATTTTGAAGATATCTTGCTAGATGACCAAAATATTTTGGTGGTAAAACTACCGCATATTTTGTTCGTTCACAATTAAAATTGATTTGAGCCATATATAAGGATTTTTGCATGAGTCACCAGCAGCAACTTAGTTTTGTGGCCAGTGTCAAAGACCAATTCCCAGAATACTTCAGCCAGACCAAGGTCTTGGAAGTTGGCTCTTTGAACATCAACGGCAGCGTCAGGCAGTTTTTTGAGAATCCAGACAAATACATTGGCTGTGACTTGGGCGAAGGCCCAGGGGTGGACATTGTCTGCACCGGCCATGAACTGCCATACCCAGATGGGATATTTGATGTGGCGATCTCATGCGAGTGCTTTGAGCACGACAAGCACTGGGAAAAGACATTCCAAAAGATGATTGACTTGGCGCGGGATGGTGGTCTGGTGATTTTCTCCTGTGCCACAATAGGCAGACCAGAGCATGGCACGAGTCGGGCATCACCGATAGACGCGCCATTTACAAACGATTACTACCAAAATTTGAGGGAGGAAGATTTCAATGACTTCAAGCCTCTCTTCAAACAATACAAATTTGGCCAGTGCCTTAGTGCAAAAGACCTATATTTTTGGGGATTGAAATGAACGATATTGAAAACCTATCCACCGACATTGCAGCCAAAGAGCCAATGGATGATGCGGAACTGCAAGCGATCATTACGCAAGACCTGACAGATGCGGTGAGCTATGTGGACAGTGACCTGTCACCCACACGCGCCAAGGGGACTGAATACTATCGCGGGGATTTATTTGGCAATGAGGTCGAAGGCAACAGCAAAGTGGTGGCCATGGAAGTGCGCGACACTGTGAGCGCCATGCTGCCCAGCCTGATGCGGGTTTTCTTTAATTCTGAGAATGTGGTGGAATTTAGTCCTAGAGGACCCGAAGATGTCAAGATGGCCCAGCAGGCGACCGACTATGCTAATTATATTTTCCAGAACGACAATTCTGGATTTTTGACGACCTATGCAATTTTTAAGGATGCACTGGTTCGCAAATGCGGCATAGCCAAATTTTGGTGGGAGGATGAAGAGAAGGTCCGAATCGAAGAGTACACCGGCCTCGATGACCAGACCCTTGAAATGCTCATGCAAGAGCCTGGTGGCGAGGTCAAGATCATCACATCCTACCCAGACCCAAGCATTGACGAAATGCAAATCAGCACTGTGGACCCGATGACTGGCCAGCCGGTTATGGCTCCACCCGCCATGGTCCATGATGTGCAGATCAAGCGCATCACAAAGGATGGCCGAATCAGGATCATGGCCGTGCCACCCGAAGAGCTGCTGCTGGACAGACGCGCCAGATCGTTTGACGATTCGACCATCATTGCCCACCGGCAGATGGCCACCATGGCCGATTTGTTGGCCATGGGTTATGACCAGGATGAGATTGAAGAGAATCTGTCAACGACAGACTTGGACAGCAATGACGAGTATTTGGCGCGCCAGCCATTGAGTACCACTTTTGGTACGAATGACGCTGCCAACCCGATGATGCGCAGAGTGCTTTACATCGAGGCTTATTCCCGCGTTGACTTTGACAATGATGGCATTGCAGAGCTGCGCAAGGTCTGCTGCATGGGCGGTGGCTATAAGGTGGTGAGAAATCTGCCTGCCAGTTACATTCCCTTTGCTGATTTTCCATGTGACCCAGAGCCACACACAAGCCCCCTTGAGGCCATGTCAATTTTTGACATTACCCGCGACTTGCAAGAGATCAAGTCGGAAATACTCAGGAACACATTGGACAGTCTGGCCCAGTCGATTCACCCGCGCACAGCTGTGGTGGAAGGCCAAGTCAACATTGATGATGTCTTGAACAATGAGACGGGTGCAATTATTAGAATGCGCGCGCCTGGCATGGTCCAACCCCTGACAACCCCATTTGTGGGTCAGGCCGCATTCCCGATGATGGAATACATGGACCAGATCAAGGAAGATCGCACCGGCATGAGCAAGGCGGCCATGGGTCTGAATGCAGATGCATTGCAGTCAAGCACCAAAGCAGCTGTGAATGCGACCATCAATGCCAGCCAAGGCCGCATTGAGCTGACAGCCAGAATTCTGGCCGAAGGCATGAAAAAGCTATTCAAAGGCATTTTGTTCTTGGCCACAACGCACCAGGACAAAGCCCGAATGGTGCGGATGCGCAACGAGTGGGTGCAGATCGATCCAAGATTCTGGGATGCCAGCATGGATGCCAACATCAACATTGCCCTGGGCAATGGCGACACCAACGAGAAACTGCAAGCCCTGATGATGATCATGGCCAAGCAAGAGCAAATCTTGCAGCAGCTTGGCCCAACGAATCCATTGGTCACGCCCCAGCAGTTTAGTAATACCCTGCGAAAAATCGTAGAGCTATCTGGTTTCAAAGATTCATCGAGCTTTTTCCAAGATATCCCTGCCGACTATGTGCCACCACCACCACAGCAAAAGCCAAGCCCCGAAGAGGTGCTGGCCCAAGTGCAGGCCGAGTCGATCAAGGCAGATATCCAAAAGAAAGCAGCCGAGTTGGAGCTAAAGCGCCAGCAGATGATCATGGATGACGATCTGACCCGCGACAAAATGGCTCAGGATTTGTATCTCAAAAAGTATGAAATTGAGTTAAAGTACAAATCACAGATCAGTACAGCCGAAATTGATGCGGCCCAGAATATTGATCGTGAAGCAATGCGTCAGCAGGCATTGTTGGCCCAGCAGCAGGCGGCACAGTTTGTGTCCCAGCCGCAGCCACCAGCGCCTGAGATGATGCCCCCATCAACCTTTCAAGGAATGGCACAGTAAGTGACAAACGAAGACCAGGTAAATAAAGGCCGAAAGGCCAAGCAGCTGCTAGAGGATGAAACCCTCAATGCAGCAATTGCAAAATTAGAAGGCGACCAACTTTGGGCATTTCGTTCATCGAAACCCGAAGAGTCTGCGAGGCGCGAGACAGCGTGGTGTATGTTGCAGGCCATTGACGGCCTGCGGCAAGAGTTGATCAAAATAATGGACAACGGAAAAATTGCACAAAACGCTATCAGCAAATTGCAGAAATCTTAATTTAAGAAATTACTATGGCAGAAATACAAGCAATGAATATGGTCGATGCGACCAGTGCTATCTCGGCAATGTTAGCCCCCGAAAAGGGACAAGCAGAACTTGACGAGACGCAGCCAGCCGAAGAGTCTGAAGAGGACTTAGAGGCAGCGGCTTCTGAGGAGGATGAGTTTGGTGTGGAAGACGCGCCAGACGAGGAATCTTTAGAGGAACAGTCAGGGGAAGAGGAAGAGCCAGAGGAGCAAGAACAGCAGCAGACTTTCACTGTCAAAGTTGACGGCAAGGAAGTTTCTGTCACGCTAGACGAGCTTCAGAAGGGCTACTCCAGGACTCAGGACTACACTCGGAAAACGCAGCAGATTGCCGAAGTGCGAAAGCAAGTCGAGCAAGAGACCTATGCAGTCCGAGCCGAACGTGAGCAATATGCTCAATTGTTGGGAGCATTGCAAGCCCAACTTCAGTCTTCAGAGCCTCAGGTCGATTTGGAACGTCTTTACCATGAAGACCCAATCGAGTGGGTGAGGCAAAAGGAAGTCATGCGGGAGAGACAAGAGAAACTTGGTGCTATTCAGTCCGAGCAGCAACGATTATCTCAAGTGTCCCAGTATGAACAGCAGCGCGCCATGGAAGCCCAACTTGCAAGCCAGCAAGAAGCTCTTTTGGCAGCCTTACCTGATTGGAAAGACCCCAAGAAGGCAAAGGCCGAAAAGGCGCTGGTGATTGAGTCTGCGAAGGCAGCAGGCTTTACCGATGAAGACTTGAAGAGCGTTTACGACCACCGACTGGTCTTACTGCTGCGCAAAGCGGCACTGTTTGACCAGATGGTAAGTAAACGCCAAGGCATTAAGCCTGTGGTGAACAATGGCCCACGACCAGCCAAGCCTGGTGCAGCTGGTCGGGTTTCGACAACAACTGAGAGTGTGCGAGCAAAGCAGCGTCTTGCTAAAACTGGTCGCATCGATGATGCGGCTTCTGCAATTGAACTCTTATTGAAATGAGGAAATTATGGCTATCGTAAGTAACACGTTCTTGACCTATTCGGCCAAGGGCATCCGCGAAGACTTGAGCAATGTGATCACAAACATTGCACCCGAAGAAACCCCTTACATGAGCAATATTGGCCGTGAAAACGTGTCAAACAGCTTGTTTGAGTGGCAGACCGATACATTGGCCGCAGCTGCTGCCAATGCACAGCTTGAGGGTGATGACGTTGGTACGTTTGACTCTGTGACTGCTACTGTGCGTTTGCAAAACTATGCACAGATTTCACGCAAGACAATCATCTTGTCAGCTACTGAAGAAGTGGTGAACAAGGCTGGTCGTCGCAGCGAACTGGCTTACCAGATCGCAAAGCGTGGTTCTGAGTTGAAGCGTGACCAAGAATTCGTCATGCTCAATGGTGGTATTGCTGTCGCTGGTGATTCGACTACTGCCCGTGTGACTGCCTCTTTGGGTGCGTTTATCAAAACGAACACAGACAAGCAGACTAATGGTACTGATCCATCTTATACAACGCTGCCAAACAGCGCCCGTACAGATGGCACAGTGCGCACATTCACTGAAACCATTTTGAAAAATGTGATTCAGAAAGTGTGGACTGCTGGTGGTACACCTAAGATTTTGATGTGCGGTCCTGTTAACAAGCAGCGCGTGTCAGGCTTCTCTGGTATTGCCTCAAGCCGTTTCAACATTGATGGCGGTGCAAAGCCTGCCACATTGGTCGGTGCAGTTGACATTTATGTCTCTGACTTTGGCAATGTGCAAGTTATCGCCAACCGCTTCCAGCGTGAGCGCGATGCATGGGTAATCGACCCTGACTACGCCAAGATGACTGTGCTGCGCCCTTACCAGCAAGTTGAATTGGCCAAGACTGGCGATGCTGAAAAGCGTATGCTGATCGTTGAGTGGGGCCATAAAGTTACGGCTGAAAATGCCCACGGCTTGGCTGCTGACTTGATCACTTCTTAATCGAAGCAAACTGAAAGGGCCAGGGAAACTTGGCCCTTTTTTTAACATGATTCACAAAAGACTATTTAGCGAAAACAAAGATCAAGGCATCAAACGAATCTGGCATGAAAACCCAGAAACTGGCGATGTGACCATTGAGACCCAACAAGATGTCACAGCGGTGATTGAGGCCAACAAGGCCATCTATAACGCTGTGGATGAGAAAGCCAACTGGACTGGTGAGTGGCACTTGGTGGCATCCATCCCCGAATCCCTTTATTACAAGATGAAGGCCGAGGGCAAGATCGATGACCAGGAGTACATGAAAAAATGGCTCAACGACTCTGACAATCAATTCTTTAGAACTAGACCTGGGAAAGTATGAACTACATTGCTGTATGCACCCCTGCCCGTGATCAGGTCCACACCAATTACACCTATTGCATGGTGAATATGGTGGCCTATCACACGCTCAACACCACAGACGCTATCAGTCTGAAATTGATGCAAGGCACAATTATCCAAAACCAAAGGGCTGACCTTTGTTTGGATGCAATGGCTGAAGGATGCACCCATATCCTTTTCATTGACTCGGACATGACGTTTCCACAAGACATGGTCCAAAGACTACTCAAGCACGACAAAGAGATTGTGGCTGCCAACTGTGCCAGGCGCAGAATGCCCACCGGCCCAACTGCCCAGAATTATGACGCTGATGGCAAGCGCCAGTCGGTCTACACAATGCCAGAATCCACCGGATTGGAAGAGGTGGGAAGCATTGGAACGGGCATAATGCTGATCAAGCGCGAGGTGTTTGAGGGCATGAGCGAGCCATGGTTTGATATGCCATGGCAGACCACACGGGGCTACATGGGTGAAGATGTGTTCTTTTGTAAGAAAGCGCAAGAGCTTGGTTACAAAGTCTACATCGACCATGATGTCTCAAAGGAAATTGGCCACATTGGCACATTTGAATTTCGCCATGAACACACCTGGATTGTGAAAGAGGAAATGGAAAAAGAGGCCCAATAATGGCACTGACAACCTATACAGAACTGAAGACATCCATTGGTGACTGGCTTAACCGGTCGGACCTGACGACAGCCATTCCTGACTTTATCTCTCTGGCCGAAGCACAAATCGAAAGAACGCTGCGCACCAGGCAGATGATCGTCAGGGCCAATGCGTCTTTTGACGCGCAGTATGGTGCAGTGCCAAGCGACTTTCTTGAGACCAAATCCCTCAAGCTCACAAGCACAAATCCCCAAACACCATTGCAGTTTCTGAGCATTGATGCCTTGGACAATGAGGCGGCCAATTACACAGCCAGTGGCAAACCCAAATTCTTTGGTGTTGTTGGTGGCCAATTCAGAATTGTCCCAACGCCAGACGCAAATTACACAACCGAGCTGACCTATTACGCTAAGTTGACAAAGTTATCAAGCAGTGTGGCCAGCAACTGGCTTTTGGCATCAAGCCCAGACATTTATCTGTATGGATCATTGCTCCAAGCTGCACCATACTTGCAAGATGATGCGAGAATCCAGACATGGGCAACGCTGTATGAGCGAGCCTTAAATGATTTACAAACTGCCGATGATCGCGGTGCATCTTCTGGTGGTGCATTGCTGACCCGTG